GTTGCGCGCTCAATTCTCTGGGGAAAATATTCAGGATGCCAAGAGCCGCTTGACATTAAACACGAATAAGCGCATGAATTTTTACGCTGACGCGTAAAGCGTTCAAAATCCAGATTTCCAGCGGCTTTCGGGCCGCTTTTTGATTCCGAGGCAACGCCTCAACGGAATGCGAGAGGGAGACATTCATTCCCGTCCTATCTACGGATAGGCTCGCACAGAATGCGAGGCGGTGAAAGCCGTGAAGGTTGCGGTTCGTTCGTGGCCGTTCCTCGCACACAGGAGCGGTACAGAACCGAACACGAGCCGCTGTGGGCCATCAGGCGACCAAACGCGAACGGTGACGGGCGGAGAGAGTGCCGCACAGAATTCGCCCTCATGCAGTACCGCCCCACTTATCCGGGTAGCGCGAGACATGAGGGCAACAGAATGCGTGAACTGGCCTGTAAGGGCGGCATCCTTAAACCTGCAAATTTGCTTGCGGCGTTCTCGCATACCTAATCAGAACGGCGGCGCTTAAAAGGCGCTAGGTGACATAAGGCGAGCTTGCTGTGGTCACTTACAGGCACCGCCAAGTCGTTTTGATGGGAGAACTCACAAGAGTTCAGCTTTGCCTCTTAGTCTATTTCACGTTGCAGCGTGGCATAGAACGACAACAGCCGTCGCCTTCGGGTGGCGGCTTTTTCATTGGGGAGAGCAGATGACAGCAGAAGAACGCGGCATGGCTCTTACGGACGAAATCGTCCGCTTTGCAAATGAATGCGGCAAAGAGCATGCGATTGATATGCTTGTGGGCTTGCTGCTTGCCTTCACGGATGGCGAAGAACTGGACGAGGACGGCGAGCGCATGATCGAGGTGCATCTCCAGTGACCGCCAAGCTTCTCGCTCTCTCTGCCTTTATCCTCCTGGCCTCATGTGCAGCTCCATACCAATACCACTGCAACACACAGCAGTGGCTTACGGATAGCAGGTGTAAGTGATGAGTGAGCAAGCACCGTCTGTAGGTCGCCCAACTGATTACAAGCCGGAATATGCAGCGCAGGCAGAAAAGCTTTGCGCGCTAGGGGCTACGGACATTGAACTGGCGGATTTCTTTCGGGTGAGTACCCGCACGATTTATCGTTGGCGCAACACGATTGATGAATTTTGTCAGGCGGTCACGTGCGGGAAAGAAGCAGCTGACGTTCGTGTAGAGCGTGCACTGTATAACCGTGCGGTTGGCTACTCTTTCGAAAGCGAGAAGATTTTTAATCATCAGGGCGAAATCATCCGTGCCCCCACGACTGAACATGTCCCGCCTGATCCGAGTGCTGCCAAGCTCTGGCTGACCAATCGCAAGCCGGAAAACTGGCGCGACAAGCAGGAGCACGAACACAAGGGGCAGATTGTCATGATTGCCCCGGAGGCGTCGGACCTGTGAGTATCGTTCTCACCAAGAAGCAGCAAGCGCTTCTCCCGATGCTTGGCAGGCAGGGAACAAAGCACACGCTGATTTACGGCGGGTCGCGCTCTGGCAAGACATTCTTGACTTGCTACGCGATTGCTACACGGGCATTGCGTGCCGAAGGCTCGAGACATGGCATATTCCGTAAGCATGCTGTCGCAGTAAAGCAGTCAGTCGGGCGAGATACCTTTCCGAAGGTGATGCGGCTGGCGTATGAGGACGCCGCCTACAAATGGTACGAGCAGGACGGCGTGTTTGTCTTTGGAAATGGCTCCGAAGTCTGGTGTGCTGGTCTTGATGACAAAGAGCGCGTCGATAAGGTTCTGGGCAAGGAATACGCCACGATCTATGAGAATGAAGCTTCAGAGCTTAGTTACGATGCTCACACTACGCTAATGACGCGTCTCGCACAGAATGTGCAGGCTACCGTTGGTCATCCCGGCGCGCTTCCGCTGCGCAATTATGTCGACTTGAACCCGACGACGCAGAGCCATTGGACGTACAAACTATTTGTTCAGGGTGTCGATCCTGAGAGCAAACGGCCCATCAACCGCGGTGATTACAGCCATTTTGTCGCGAACCCGATGGATAATTCCAACAATCTGCCGCCTGACTATCTCGAAAGCCTGAAATACCTACCGGAAGCAAAGCGCAAACGTTTCTTCCTCGGTGAGTTCTCAGGCGATGCAGAGGACGCACTTTGGACGCGTGGCAGCATTGAACGCCTGTATGTCCTCGGTGACGATCAGTTGCCTGATTTCGTCAAAGTCGTTGTCGCCGTCGATCCTGCAACGTCTTCTGATCCCGGCAGCGATGAAACAGGCATTATCGTCTGCGCTATCGACAAAGAAGGATACGGCTACGTTCTGGAAGATGCCAGTGGCGTCATGAAGCCGGAAGAATGGGCCAAACGAGCGGTTACGCTCTACAATTACTACAAGGCTGACAGCATCGTTGCTGAAAAGAACCAAGGCGGCGAGATGGTTGAAGCGACCATTCAGGCGCAAGCCAAGGGGCGCTGGATACCTGTTAAGCTGGTGCATGCCTCTCGCGGCAAAGTCGTTCGTGCCGAGCCTATCAGTGCCTTGTATGCGCGCCGCCGTGTTCGTCACGTGCGCGAGTTCACAGAGCTTGAAGACCAGATGTGCAGCTTCACGACTGGATTTGACAGATCAAGCGCAGGTTACTCGCCTGACCGTGTTGATGCGCTTGTCTGGGGCTTCACTGAACTATTCCCCGGCCTGATTGAAGAACGGCCAGAAGATATACCGCTGGGTCAGTTGATGACTGTAGCCCCTGATGAGCCGGTGCTGGACTGGTGAAAGTCGAAATCAGAGACGGCACGCTACGGGACATATGTTTCGTGGCGGCAAACCTGCGCGATCAGGACAGGCGAGAGATATTCGCTACGGCATTGCTTGAAAGCGGCTCTCAGGCTGGCGCTATGTCTTTTCTCACGTCTCCCGGCTTCTGCTGGACGGCTTGGATTGATGGACAGCCTGTCGCCGCCTTCGGTGTATCGCAGGGCAGCTTGTTCCAGCCTCACATGCGCTTTGCATGGGCATACGGAACGGAGCGCTTCAATCGTGCTGCGCCTGCAATAACAAGGTTCTGCATTCAGGAATGGCCCCGGCGATTGATTGCCGAGGGTGTGACCCGCGTCGAGATCAGATCGATTGCTGACCATGATCTTGCGCACAAATGGCTTGCCAGCATCAGGGCGAGAAAAGAAGCCGTCATGCCGAATTACGGGGTGAACGGCGAGACATTCGAGCTTTGGGCATGGCTGAAAGAGGATTGGATAGATGTGCTTTAAACCGAAAACCCCTGATGTTCCCGAAGCGCCTCCGGTTCCATCCGCAGAGGCCGAGCAGGCAAAGACGCGCCGGGCCGAAGAGCGACAGGCAACCGAACAGGCTCAAGGCCGCGCTTCAACGATTATCACCACGCCGCTAGGCGCGCAGGATTATGGCGACGATGCAAATCGCCGTCGCACCACTATCGGCGGGTTCTAATCCATGGCTATTGCTGACGATATCATGCAGATGCAGTCGCAGATGGCGGCTGATCGCTATCCGTGGGAAGCGGTCTGGCGTGATGTAGTCACTCTCTGCATGCCGTATGCCTCGCATAAGTACGAGATTAACGGCCTTGCTTTGTCGACTACGCTGACCGGCACGGCTCAACAACCGCAGGCAGCGCAGCGCAGCAAGGAAATCTTCGACAATACGGCCTCGTGGGCGCTTACTCGCCTGTCTGCCGGTATGGAAAGCCTTATCACACCGCGAGTGCAGAAGTGGCATTCGTTTTCGCTTGATGATCCGTTCTCGCCCGATCCAACCGATCTTGAAGAAGAATGGCTTGATCGCCTGCGCGATTATCATTTCCAAGCCCGATACGACACGAAGTCCAATTTTGCACTAGCCAATCAGAAGGCGATCCGCGCTGCTTGTGGCCTTGGCACTGGCATCACGTATCTGGAAGAAAACCTTGGCCGTCGCGGTGTCGATCCTGTCAAGGTGCCTTTTTTCTATCGCTCTGTGCCGGTTGTGGAATGCTATCTTGGCATCAATGCCTATGACGATGTGGACAAGTGCATCCGCGTCTATGAGATGACAGCGCGCGCAGCACGTGATTATTTCAGTCTCGAAGGCGACAAGCTGCCGGAAGTGGTTCAGCGCGTTCTTGAGAGCAAGCCAGACCAGCCATTCACGTTCATTCAGGCTGTCATGCCTCGCGAAGAAGCGGGCGAGTTCAAGGACAAGCGAAGGCATTTGCCTTACGCCTCATTCTGGATTGAAGTTTCCAGCCGCTCCCTGATCAGGTCGAGCGGCTTTTTTACGTTCCCATACAACGTCATGTGGTGGGATCAGACGGACGGCTCACCATATGGCCAGTCGCCAGTCATGGAAGCGCTGTCCGAAATCAAGATGCTGCAGGTCATGGGAAAGACAGTCGCCCAGGTATCGCAGCAGATGATAAAACCGCCGATGGCCACAGCTCGCGGCATCTACAATCAGCGGCTCAATCTCAATTCCGGTGCTGTTAATCCGGGTATGTTGGATGAGCAGGGCCGTTTGTTGGCACAGCCGATCATTCAGGCTCAGAACCCAACCTTTGCTGAGCGTCTTATCGAAGCAAAGCGCATGGGCGTACGCCAGAGCATGTTCGTTGATCTGTTCCAGATTTTGGCCGAAGACCCGCAGAAGACGGCAACCGAGGCGCTTCTGCGCGCCAACGAGAAGGGCGAGCAGCTTGGGCCTGCTGGCGCCAAGATCGAAAGCGGCATCGCTCAGGGTGTTGACCGCGAGGTTGATATTGTTCAGCGCAAGGGGGCATTTGCAGCCGGTTCGCCACTGGAGCCGCCTGCATCGATCGGTGGAAAGAATGTTGGTGTGTCGTTTACCGGCCCGCTCGCCCGTATGCGCCGCATGGCAGAGCTTCAGGGCGTCCAGACAGTGTTGCAGATGGCTACCGTTGTAGGTGGTTATGATCCGCAGACGCTGGCCCGCATTGACGGTGACGAAGTCCTTGAACTGAGCCGTGAAATCAGCGGTGCACCTCGCAAGATGTTCCGCACTGACGAGGAAGTGGCGCAGATCAGGCAGGCAGCAGCACAGCAGCAAGAGCAGCAGGCAGCGCTTGCTATGACGCAGGGGCTTGCAGTTGCGGCCAAGGATGCAACGCCAGCAGCGCAGGCGTTCGCGCAGGCTAACGGGATGGCGCCTGCATGAAGTGGCGTTGTCTCGCATGGCTGAGGCCGTTTAAGCCGAAAGAAGCTGAGTTGAGGCTCGCGGTTGCCTACAAGGAAGTATTCGGAAAGCGAAACGAGCATACAGAAATCGTGCTTGCCGATCTCGCGGCACATACCGGTTTCTATCTGGTCGATCCTCCAGGGACCGATCTCTCTCTTTATCAGGCTGGCTACAATGCTGGCCAGCGAGCCGCCTTCGGGCGGCTTTTTCAATTCCTGTCCCTCTCTGACGAGCAGATGAGGGCATTGGAAGAAGCCGCTCGCGCAGAAGCCGAGCAAATCTAACCAAGGACAATCAAATGACAGAGCAGGCGAATGGGCCTGCGGCAGTGGAAGCTAACACCTCCGCTCCGCAGACAACCGCGACCGACTCGACCGTTATCACTGATCATGGGTCGAACGGTGATGGCGCGAACTGGGTGGCTGGCCTTCAGATTGAAGATAACCGCACTCTAGTCGAAGCGAAGCAGTGGAAATCCGTTGACGATGCGATCAAGTCGTATCGTGATCTGGAGGCACACGCAAGCAAGGCCTTGAAGGTGCCGGGTGCAGATGCAACGGCAGAGGAATGGAATGCGTTCTACGGCAAGTTGGGCCGTCCAGAAAGCCCGGATAAGTATGAGCTTAAGCTCAATACCGAAGCCGTGCCACAGGATTTCCCGTACGACGAAAAGAGCGCTATCGAGTTCCGTACATGGGCGCATGAGGCGGGTCTTACCCCGCAGCAGGCGCAGACCCTCCACGACAAGTTCGTAAGCCAGCAGGCCGGTGTGTTCACGTCAACGCGTGAACAGATGGCAAAGGCCGAGGGTGATGCTCATCGAGCTATTACAACGCAATGGGGCGATCCTGATACCGATGGCTATAAGCACAATCTCGAATATGCGAGCCGTGCGATCAGCCAGCTTGGTTTGAAGGATAGTCTGGTTCAGCGTGGCGTTCTGTCGAAAGACGGAGCTGTTCTGGACGCCAACTTTGCGTTCGCAATGGCGAAGGTGGGCAAGGAAATGTACGGCGAGGACTCCACGCATACCAATGCGGGCGGTTCTCTCAGCAATCCATTCTCTGACCAGCATTTCAACCTGACCCAGCAGGGACAGCTCATTCGTTCCGACCCCGGAAAAGCTGCAGCGCTCATCCGAGCGGCAGGCCAGAAGCCTGCCGATTACGGGCTGTAAGCGGCAGCGGCCATTCAGGAAAGGTCAAAGCAATGGCTACAACTCGCCTTTCGGACGTAATCGTCCCGGAAGTATTCTATCCCTACATGATCAAGCGCACCAAGGAACGGGGCGCCATCTTCCAGTCCGGCATTCTTCGCAATGATGCGAACATGTCGAGCTTCCTGACGGGTGGCGGTCGCACTGCCAATGTCCCGTTCTGGCGTGATCTGGCAGATGACGGCTCGTTCATCGGTTCGGATGATCCGGCACAGCTCATCACCCATGGCAAAATCCAGGCACTCAAGGACGTTGCGGCTCGTCAGGTTCGCACCAAGTCTTGGTCCTCGATGCGCCTGTCCGGTGTTCTGGCCGGTGACGACCCGATGCAGGCAATCGGCAACCTTGTTGCTGATTGGTGGATTCGCGAACATAACAAAATCCTCGTTGCCACTCTCCACGGCGTCTATCTCGACAATGTGGCCAATGACAGCGGCGATATGGTCAACAATATCAGTGTCACGACTGGCACGCCTGCCGATGCAAACCTTATCTCTGCTGAAGCTATTCTCGATACCAAGCAGACGATGGGCGATGCGGCGGAAGATCTGTCCACCCTGATCATGCATTCGGCTGTTTACACCCGTCTGCAGAAGCAGAACCTCATCGACTTTATCCCTGATGCGCGCGGCGAAGTTCGCTTCCCGACCTATCTGGGCTATCGCGTCGTGGTTTCTGACACGGTGCAGGTCATCAACAACGGTTCTGGCAATCCTTCGGGCTATGTCACCTATCTGCTTGGCAATGAAGCCATCAGCTACAACGAGCAGCCAATGCGGACCAGCCCGAACGTTGAAACCGAGCGCAAGCCGGATCAAGGTAATGGCGTCGGCGGTGACATTCTTTACACCCGCCGCCAGTTCGTCATGCATCCGTATGGCATCGCTTGGCAGGACGCATCTGTTGCCGGTGAGTTCCCGACCAATGCGGAACTGGCCACGGCAGCAAACTGGAACCGCGTTTATCCAGAACGCAAGCAGGTTCCGATCAGCTTCCTCGTCACCAACGGCTAGGGGGAGGGCTTCGGCCCTCCTTTCTTTTCAGGAAAGGAAAGATCATGGCAGGTCATGGATTACCACGATCAATTCCAGACGTTTACAAGAGACTGGATGCCCTTGAAGCTGGTGGCGGTGAAACGTCCGTAGCGTGGGGCGACATTGCTGGGAAGCCAGCAACCTTCGCGCCAACTATCGGAACAACGGCAACAACTGCGAAGGCTGGCAATTACACGCCGACCTCTACGGAAGTTGGGAACGCGTTGAAGGCAAAAACCCAGATCGCTGCTCTTGTTTCCCCGACGGCTGACTATGCAGACATGACCGCGGCAACCGCTGCGATCAAATCAATCATCGATGCATTGAAGGCATAGCGATAAGAGAGGCTTTCGGGCCGCTCTTATCATTGGAGCATCCTATGAGCAAAAACGTTGAAGAGCCGCGCGAAAAGACGCTCCACGAACTGAACATGGAGCAGCGCGCAATCAATCAGGCCATCAAGGAAGCGAATAAGGATGATCCTCTTTATTCCCTGCCTGAACCCGTCCGCCGCGCAGTAGCCAAGCGCATGCAGAAGCCTGCGCGCGCGCCGATCAAGGCTGACTGATATGGCCGGTTATAGCCCCCCTTTGGCTTGGTTCTACCTGAAAAAGCAGAAGCAGCGCCGCGAGCAGCAGCAGGAAGAGGCCCCGCCGCCACCTGCGCCAGCACCACAGGAAGGTGAGGGCGAATGACGCCGACTGATATCTGCAATCTTGCTCTCGACATTATGAAAGAGAGTGAGATCACGAATATAGAGAACGATAACCGGCCTATTGTCCGCTGGATGAAGCGCAACTTCGACGTTTCGCGGGATAGCCTTCTGTCGCGCTATGACTGGAATTTTGCGCTCAAGCGCGTGATGCTGGCCAAGGATAGCGCGGCGCCGGATTTTGGTTGGCTATATCGCTATGTGGTTGCTCCCGACTGCCTTCGCGTCCTGCCGCTCACTGTTTGCGGTCGCTCTGAAGGCTCACCAATCCGTCATGAGGTCGAAGGCCCGTATATCCTCACCGATGCCGAAGGGCCGATCCGCGTGCGCTATGTCGCTCGCGTCGAAGATTACGACCGCTATCCCTCCGTGTTTGTCGAAGCGTTCTCGTCATATCTGGCGATGAAGTGCGGCCACTGGGTAACGGGCAAAGTTTCATACGTTCAGATCGCGCAGGGCCTTCACCGTGAGGCGATTGACACCGCATGGCGTGTTGACGCCATCGAAGGCACCGCGCCGCGTGCAGCTGACAATGAATGGATTGAACAGCGCTAATGGCTTATTTCCAGCTTCAGAGCACATTCGACAAGGGCGAGATAAGCCCACTTTTAGG